CCCTGCCATCACTGGTGCACCCATTATTTACCCCCACCTGATGAAGATGTAGTTGAATTAACTGGTGTAGGAGCACCATAAACAGCAGATAGATATGAGTTTAATTTGTTGTAAGGTTTGTTTTCATTAAATTCAAATCTTGAAATGTCTGCATTTAATTTGTCTTTAGAATATGCTTCTTGTGTTTGACCTACTTTAGCTAATTGATTAATATCTTGATAATCTGCTGCTGCCATTTGTGGAGCTAGTTGAGCTGCGTTCATTTGTCTTGATGCTTGTTGCTCTGATAAGCTACCAAGACCTTGTGTTGCTGCAAGTTGATTTGCAAAGTTGTTTTGTTGTGCACTCATTTGTCTTCCAAACTGTGATTCGTTTAATGCACCTAACCCTTGCGTAGCTGCTAATTGATTTGCAAAAGTATTCTGTTGAGCACTCATATCTCTGCCATATTGTGATTCGCCTAAAGCACCTAATCCTTGTGTTGCTTGTAATTGTTGATTAAATTGATTATTACTAATATCACCTAATCTAGCAATAGCATTTTCTTGTGCTCCTCTTTCAGCACCATAGTTGCTATAAGCTAATTGAGATGCTTTGTCAGTTAAAGAATCTGCAAGGTTTTGTGATGCTTGTGATTCCATTTCACCCATTGCACCTGACCCATATCTGCCAGCAGCTGATGCTCTACTACCAATATCTCTAATAGCTGTATTAAATTGGTCTACTGCTGGTTTTGCTGCACTTGCCATCATACTAGAAAAATATGGATTACCTGCTGATAAATAACCTCCTCTTGCTGTTGCTTCTGTTCCAGCTAATGCTCTATTTACATTACCACCTTGTAAACCTCTGTACCCAGCAAGTGCCTCATTTGTACCTGTAGTAATATTATTTCCTTGTAAACCTCTATATCCACCAAGTGCTTCGTTGTTGCCAGTGGTAATATTATTTCCTTGCAATGATTTATAACCAGATAAAGCAGGGTTTATTGCTGACTGCATACCACTAATAGTATTTTGAGCTTGACCAATCATTGGACTTCCAGCTCTTGCTCTGGCTTCTGCCATTTGCATAGCATTAGTTGATTGTGTAGATGCTGGAACGTAGGTGTCATCAGGGTAATAGCTTGGACTTTCTCCCTCATATAACCCTTTTGCTTCATCTAAACCATAAGTTATGTATGGCAAGATAGCAGGGTCAATAGTTTGTGTAGTTTTAGAGTCACCACCTCCACCCCCTTTATACTGTATCAATCCTGTTTTAATATTAATAGAACCTTCTGCCCCTACAGCTTTAAGAAGCTTATCTTCAAATTTATTAATGTGAGCAAGTCTGGTGTCTCCTTCAACCCCATATCCTGCTACATCTTTTAATAGCTTTTTAAGTAGCCATACTTTAAGTTTCAATATCATTGTTAGTCCTTTTGATTAATTGTTTTATTTCTTTTAAAAGCTGTTGATAGTTAAGTTTAGTTCTATCTTCTAAAAATTCCAAAGTTAATAAATACCTTGCCCCTGAAAAGTTATATACCGAATGAGCTTCTTGCACGTTAAATAAGTAATAAGTGTCAGGCTTATATTTTAGTTCTGTAAACTTGCTTGTAACACGAAAATCATCTAGCGAATCATGTTCTGCTATTGCATCCTTACTTAATTGTTTTTTGTTTCTGGTGTTTGGGTTGCTATCAAATAAACAATGACTTGATTCCCAATTATTTAATAGAAGATTTAAACCTGCACCTCTATTAGTATCAACGTGCCAATCATAATAAGAATTTGCTTCCATTCTTAATATACCTGCTTTAAATGGATGCAACTTATAAAGATGTTCCCACCAAGTATCTACAACCCAATCACTTTTAGCTTCTAATGCTTTAAATGCGTAATAATCTACCCATTCACTTTCAGGAGCATTTGCAGCACGATAATACATATCTTTTGCAATTTGAGATACAAAAGGTATTTCAAAATAAAAATCTTCTTTATTCACTTAATTTTAATTCTAGCAATTGATATTTTTTATAATACCCATGTTTCTTAACTAACAGTTTTGCAATACTTTCGTATTTAGTAGAGCATTGAATTGAAGTCCCACCATTTTGCCTAACCCATTCTTTAAACTCATCTGCAACTTCTTTGATATCTTTACCACCTAAATAAGTTATATAAGCAACTCTGTCATTAGGGTAATTAATCCACTGTACAGTTGTTGCCCCATGACAAATATTTTCTTGCATAGCTAATAGCAATTGTTGCTGACCTTGAGTAACTAGCAGTTTTAATTGTCCTGCTGTAAATTCTCCGTTACCTTTTTCTAATGCTTTTTGTAATAAAGGTTCTGCAAGATACCAAAATCTTTGCACTTGATTCGTAGGCACTACATAGAGCTTCATAAAATTTATCCAACAATGATATAATCATATGTTACATCAGTATTAGATGTATTTCTATGCCCTACAGTAAAACTACCTTTTGCTTTTGTTTTAATATATGTGTAATGTGTTTCTTCTGCAGCCGTTACTGATGTAGGCGAAAATATAATCACTGAATCAAAACCTGCTCTTTCGTTACTGACTGTAGTTTCTGTCACTGATGTTAATAAAGTAAAAGTACCACTATTATTAGTTTTACCATTCATAGCATTATTAACTACTTCTGCTACAGCTCTGGGGTCACCACCTTGATAGGGAAGTGTACGATACATTCTATGATGCGACATTATCTATTACCTTGTAATTTTATATCTACATCTACTGCCATAGCCGTTGTCCAGTTGCCTGTAGGTTGAACATTAAATCTATGATACCTACCTGCACTTCTTAAACTACATCTACCCTCTTTTGTAGCAAGAACAAATGGACTAAATCCAATTGTGTCATCTAGTTCTCTGCGACTAGCTACTGCAACCTGTGCTGTTCCATTATCTATTTGTGGTCTTGCTAATGTTGCTACAGAGTTATAACCAACCTCTATGTCTGTAGTAATAAGTTGTGGTGTTATAGACGTTCCTGTAAATGTAATAATTTTATTCCCTTTAGTTCCAGCAAACAAGAATTTACCACCAACCCATAACCTTGAGTCTAGTGATGCAGGGACTGTATCTAGGTCTGTATATCCTAGTTTAGTTTCTAAACTTTCTATTGTTTCACCAACTGAAGCAATTGTTCCTATTACATCTGATGTTGTTTCAGCTCTTGACCATTTTTGTAGTTGCCAATTATACATAATAAGACTTCTGTTACCATCTACATTAGCATAGTTCCATACCACTAAATTTTTAACTGGGTCTACGGCAGCACTAATAGTATTTATTTTTGTTAAATCTGCATTACTAAAAAAATATCTATCTACTTTTTCTAATCCTATGTTTGTTACTGTTTGTCCATCAGTAGCATACCAACCATCATCTGATAAGAAAAAGCTAGTGTTAGCATACCTGACAACAGAGTTACCTTCTAAACATCCCAAACCATTTGATATTGTATCAAATTGGAAGAAAAGGGGGCTTCCTATATAACTGGCTCTGACCACAGCCTTTTCTAAAAATACCATACCAAATTCACCACCTGTAATAGCTTGAACATTGCCACCATCAGGAATTATTTGAAAGTCACTTTGGCTTGTAGCTCCAGAAGTCCAATCTGTTTCATCATTAATATCTGACCATTGCACTTTATCAGGTTCATCACCAGTTAATAAATTTCCTGCAAAAACAAAATCACGAACCACAGCAATGTCTTTTGCAATAGGTGCTGCTACTGCTAAATCACTAAAATTTGCAGAAAGTCCAACAGTCCAATATTGTATTTTTTGTGAGCCATTAGTTGCTATTACAGCTCTACCAAATTGTTCAAATCTCCATACACTATTACCACCATATCCACCTGATTTTGATACATCTTCTAAATTTAATGTGGTGTTATTAAGTTTATATATTTTAGTGCTACTACCTACAAACACTTGCACATCATCATTCCACTTTGCTACAAAGATACTATTTAAATCTTCACTAGCAGAATTAGAAAAGTCTAAAGAACTAGGAAATGGTGCGTACCCTACACCAGTAGGATATACATTTTTAGCATCATTTAAGCTACCTGCATTAGCAGGTTGGTCTGGTAGCCATTCGGTAAATTGTAATCTTTGAGTTGCCATATTATAGTTTCATTATGTATGCAAGAGCATAGTAAGGAGGTAAGTTAGCGTTAGTTGCTGATGAACCAGTTGCAACTGCTGTACCAGATATAGAACTTGCTGCTGCCGTTCCTGATATAGAACTTGCTGCTGCCGTTCCAGACAAAGTGTGCGTATGATTTCCAACAGCTACGTTAGTAGTTGTAGCAATGTGATTGTGGTCTAATGCAAATGTTGCTTTAGATGAGTTAGAGCCACCTTCACCTTCCCAACCTTGAGCAAAGTTGCCTTGACCACTTGTTGCTCTTGTAATAGAACCTGTTGAAGCTCTCATTAAAGATTGAGCACCAGAAGTACCACCCCTATTAATTAGAGTTAATGTTCCGTTTAATCCTGTTTTGGTAGCTACACTTGTAGATGCTGTGTGGTTATGACCACCACCTCCTCCAGTTGAGCCAGTTACAGCACTAGCAGCAGCTGTTCCTGATATAGAACTAGCAGCAGCTGTTCCTGATAAAGTATGAGAATGACTTACTAATGTTGCATCAGCACTACCATCTTTTGCATTTACTGCATAACTAGAACCTGCACCTACTACAAACCTATTCATTAAATTAGGAGTGCCACCACCACCATCACATAATCTCCAACCACTAGGCACAGTCCCTATACTACCTGACCATAACATTATCATGCCTGTGACAAAAGCATCACCCCAAGTAGGAGTTGCTGATGTACCACTAGAGACTAAAACTTGTCCTGATGTTCCTACAGAACTATCTAACTTTAATGCACCAGTTACATCTAAAGAACCAGTAGTTGTTATTGAACCACCTGTAATATTTACAGTAGTATAATTTTGTAAAGACATTGTGCCTAAACTTTTCCATCTAGGTGTATCTGTAGAGCCACGAGATTCTATTACCTGTCCAGCAAGACCTAAATCTCCATCTAATTTTAATGAACCTGTAATATCTAATATGCCTGTACTAGTCCAATTGTCTCCACTAGAACCATCTTGCCAATCTTTAATTTGAGCCATCATTTCACGAATAGCATTATTGATGGTAGAAGGGGGACATCCCTCATTTATGTTTATTGCATTTATATCAGTGTTATTAGCTGCAACACTATCCCATTGTGATACTTTAGTCTTTGCCATTGTTTTTCCTTAAAATTTTATTAGTGCAATAACCATTTATTTTCTACAGGTTTTGTATCTGTCCATATTCCCTCTTTTTCTAATACATATCCTTCTTCCCAATATATTGGAACAACATATCTTAATAATGCACTATCAGGTATGACTGTCCATGTATCGCTACTGACTGGAGAAGTAATCCAATTTTTGCCCAGAACCTCACCATCAACAGTAACAGATAAAAAAGCATTTATATCTGCACTACCAGTATGTATAGCAAAAGCACTAGCTGTAACAACAGCTTTTGCGTTAATATCAGCAATACCATCAAATAGAACACCACCTAATGCCGTTACATTTGCAAACGCTGTAATGTCAGCACCATTGAATTGAACTCTTGCTCCATTAGCAGAAACAGTTCCAGTGACTGTAATGGCTGCTTCTGAACTATAAACAACTCCACCATTTATTGTTAACGATACACTGGCATTAATATCTGCTGAACCAAACTCAATAGCTCTTATATCGCCTACACAGTAGCCATAATCCCAATAATCGTAATCAACATAATTTGCACCACTCATTGATTACTCCTAG